ATGGCAAATTCAAATTTTGCAGGCAGTTACGATGGCTTTAATATGCCGTACAGTCCCGAGGCTGAGCAGGCGGTTTTGGGCGCAATCATCCTTGACAGCAATGTCTTTGACAAGGTGGTTGACTATGTAAAGTCGCCTGATTTCTTCTATGTTGCACTTCATAAGCTGATTTTTGCAACAATGCAGGAAATGATTAACTTTGGTTCGGCTGTTGACTTTGTAACCTTGCTTGAAAAACTAAAACAGAATAAAGCCTTTGATGAGGCAACAGGCAAAACCTACCTTATGGATTTGGTGGAAAACTGCCCGTCAATTTCAAATGCAGAGGCTTACGCCAAGGTCATTGCCGACAAGTATAATGTCCGCAGGCTTATGACTGCTGCCCGTGAGATTATTGATGATGCAACCGACGGCAACGAAGAACCGTCTGTGCTGATTGATTCAGCAGAGCAGAAGATTTTTGACATCCGTCAGGGCAACGAGAAGAGAGGGCTTGAACGCATCAATTCCGTAATTTTGCAAACCTTTGACAGGCTTGATGCCCTCAACAGCTCAACCGACGACAGCCTAAAGCCTATTTCAACGGGTATTGGCGACCTTGACACAGTCATAACAGGTCTTAACCGAAGTGACCTTATTTTGCTTGCGGCTCGACCGGGTATGGGCAAAACCAGCTTTGCACTCAACATTGCCCGCCATGCAGCCTGCACAGCCAAAAAGACAGTTGCGTTTTTCTCGCTTGAAATGTCAAAGGAGCAGCTTGCAAGCCGTTTGCTCTCAACCGAGGCTCTAATCAGCGGCACAAAGCTCAGAACAGGCAAGCTCAGCGAAGAGGAGTGGAGCAGGCTTATTCCTGCAAGTGATGTTCTCAGCAAGGCAGAGCTATATCTTGACGACACCCCGGGAATTACAATCACCGAGATGAAGTCAAGGCTCAGGCGACTTCGCAACCTTGATTTGGTTGTCATTGACTACCTACAGCTTATGGCGAGTGGCAGGCGAATTGACAACCGTGTGCAGGAAATTTCTGAGATTACACGAAACCTCAAAATTCTTGCAAAGGAAATGAATGTGCCTGTCATCACATTGTCGCAGCTTTCTCGTGCGTCTGAACAGCGCACCGACCACCGACCACAGCTGTCTGACTTGCGTGACTCAGGTTCAATTGAGCAGGATGCCGACATTGTTTTGTTCCTCTATCGTGAGGGCTATTATTCAGATAAGGACACAGAAAATGCTGCTCCGACTGCCGATATGAACTCAGGTGAATGTATCGTAGCCAAGAACCGTCACGGTGAGGCAAAGTCAGTTAAGCTGCATTGGCAGGGCGAGTTTATGCGATTTAGCGGCACGGAGAACAGATATGACGAATAAGGTTGTTGCCACCATTGAAAAGTACAGCCTGATTGAAAATGGCGACAAAGTGGTGGTTGCACTTTCGGGCGGGGCTGATTCAGTAACTTTGCTGGATGTGCTTTGTTCGTTAAAAGAAAAATATAATCTCACCGTTTATGCCGCTCACCTCAATCACAACATAAGGGGAGAAGAGGCTGAGCGTGACGAAAATTTTAGCAAAATTCTTTGTGAGAATTATAATGTCGAGCTTTTTGTGAAGAGCGTCGATGTCAAAGCCCTTGCCCAAGAGCAGAAAATCAGCGAGGAGCTTTGCGGCAGAAATGAACGCTACAGCTTTTTTGAAGAGCTTAGCAGCAAGCTCAACGCAAAGATTGCAACTGCCCACACAGCCTCTGACAACGCAGAAACTCTCCTGTTTAATTTGTCACGTGGCAGCTCTTTAAAAGGGCTTTCGGCAATTCCTCCCAAAAGAGGTGCGATTATCCGTCCGCTCATTGAGCTTACACGCTCGCAAATTGAGCAATACTGCACAGAGCACAGCTTAAACTTTGTAACAGACAGCACAAATCTGACTGACGACTACACCCGCAATTCAATCAGACACAGGGTTGTCCCTGTGCTAAAGGACTTTAATCCACAGCTTGAAACTGCGTGCCTGCACCTGAGTGAAAACGCAAGGGAGCTTTGCGAGTATCTTGACCGTCAGACTGCACTTGCACTCAAGGCTTGCCGACAGGATTTTGGCTACAGCTGTCAAAATCTGCTTGAGCAGGACAGGGCAATTTTGAAAAATGCACTTGTTATGCTTTGCAGGCAACAGGCAGACTTTGCTCCTGAGAACAGGCACATAGCCTTGATGCTTGATATTATCGAGCACGGCGGAGCTGTTTGTCTGACAAACAAGCTGAAAGCGGTGTCAAAGCAGGGAATTTTCAGGCTTGATGCAACAGAAAAAAGTCAAAGCTTTGAGCCTGTAGAATTTGACTGTGATTTAAAAATTAATTTTTATGGCAAAATATATAGTACAAAAGTAATTAATTCTGAAAAAGAAAATAATAATTCTGTATCAGCAGATTTTTTGACACAAAATGCAATCTTCCGCACACGCAAAGAAGGCGACAGGTTCACCTATCCCAAAAGAAAGGTCACAAAGCCTCTGCGCAAGGTGCTAAACGAAATGAAAATCCCCTCGGAGCTTAGGGACAAAATTCTTGTTTTGGCTATTGACAGCACCGTTTTGTGGTGCGAAAATATAGGGGTATCTTACGAGGGTAAAAATAATTCTGAAAAAGAAGTATTAATACAAATAAAAGAGGGAGTATAGTTATGCATAAGGATATTGAGAGAGTGTTGCTTTCAGAAAAAGAAATTGAAGATATTGTGAATACCCTTGCAAAACAAATTGAAAAAGATTACAATGATAAGGATTTCATAATGATTGGACTGTTAAAGGGCAGCGTTGCCTTTATGGTTGACCTTATGAAAAATATAAACCTTGACTTTTCAATTGATTTTATTGCTGCGTCAAGCTACGGCAACGGCACAGAAAGCTCGGGAAGAGTTAATGTGCAAAAGGATGTGTCAATCTCGGTTGAGGGCAAGGACATTCTCATTGTTGAGGATATTATCGACTCGGGCAACACCTTGGCTTTTATAACAAAATACCTTTTGGCTAAGGGAGCAAAATCTGTCAAGCTCTGCACCTTGCTTGACAAGCCCGACAGGCGCACAGCCAACATAGCTGTTGACTACTCAGGTGCCACAATTCCGGATGCCTTTGTTGTGGGCTATGGACTTGATTTTGCAGAAAAATACAGAAATTTACCTTATGTTGGCATACTAAAGCCAGAGGTTTATTCTTGATTTTGACTACATAAATAAAAATTGCCTATACTAACAAAAGGAGTGAAGTGCATTGGAAAATAAGAAAAAAGTCCGCAATCTGGTGCTTTATATTGCAATTCCTGTTTTGATTATTTTGGGAATTGCTCTGCTTTTCGGCTCTAGCCAGTCGGAATCGCCAAAGACATCAGAGCTTGTTCAATACTTTGTTGACGACAAGGTTGACAGCTACACCATTAATTATGGTACCGGAGCTATTGAGATTACGCTTAAAGAGGGAGAAAAAGCCTACGAAAGCTCCAAGAATGCAACCAATTCGTCTGCCACAACAGGCACAGAAGAAACAACCTCTCCTGCTGCCACACAGAGCACAGAACAGCGCAGCATTTTGCAAGGCAGCAACGCTACCAAGCAGGTTGTTGTAACAGGAAAGCTGGCAGACATTCAAAGATTTCTTGATGACATCAAGCCTTATCAGGCATCTGCTGACGAGGCTGTAGCCTACAATCTTGAACGTGCAAGCGACAATTCAATTCTGCTTGAGATTTTGCCAACCCTATTTATGGTTGCAATCCTGATTGGCGTTTGGATTTTCATAATGAAAAAAATGGGCGGTGGCGGCCTTGGCGGAAGAGAAATGAGCTTTGGCAAGGCTAAAATCAAGAACACCAACGACGAAAAGCGCAAAACTACCTTTGACGATGTTGCAGGTGCAGACGAAGAAAAGGAAGAGCTTGCAGAGGTTGTTGAGTTCCTCAAATCACCTGAAAAGTACAACAATTTGGGCGCAAGAATTCCAAAGGGTGTTCTGCTTGTGGGACCTCCGGGCACAGGTAAAACCCTGCTTGCAAGAGCTGTTGCAGGCGAGGCGGGAGTGCCGTTCTTCTCAATTTCAGGCTCAGACTTTGTTGAGATGTTTGTTGGTGTGGGTGCATCTCGTGTGCGTGATTTGTTTGATCAGGCAAAGAAAAATTCACCTTGCATTATTTTCATAGACGAAATTGACGCAGTGGGTCGCCAGAGAGGCACAGGTCTTGGCGGCGGCAATGATGAGCGAGAGCAAACCCTCAACCAGCTGCTTGTAGAAATGGACGGCTTTGGTGCAAACGAGGGAGTTATCCTCATAGCTGCAACCAACCGACCGGATGTTTTGGACCCTGCTCTTATGCGTCCGGGAAGATTTGACCGTCAGGTAATAGTAAGCTATCCTGATGTTAACGGCAGAGAGGCAATCCTCAAGGTTCACGCTCGCAAAAAGCCGCTTGCTCCTGATGTCAAGCTAAAGACTATTGCAAAGACCACAGCAGGCTTTACAGGCGCAGACCTTGAAAATCTGCTCAACGAGGCAGCATTGCTTGCAGCCAGAAAAGACAAAAAAGCCATTACGATGGAAGAAATCAAAGAGGCAACAATCAAGGTTGTTGTCGGTGCTGAGAAGAAAACCAAGGTTATGAGCGACAAGGAGAAGAAGCTCACCGCCTATCACGAGGCAGGTCACGCTATCCTCTTTGACAAGCTCGAAACTCAGGACCCGGTTCACGAAATTTCAATTATTCCTCGTGGTATGGCAGGCGGCTACACAATGCCTTTGCCAAGTGAGGATAAATCCTACAACTCACGCAGTGAAATGCTTGAGGACATCATAGTTTGCTTGGGCGGCAGAGTTGCCGAGGCACTCATTTTGGATGATATTTCAACAGGTGCGTCAAACGACATTGAAAAGGCAACCAAAACAGCCCGTGCAATGGTTACAAAGTACGGTATGACCAAGGAGCTTGGCTGCATTTGCTACGGCTCTGACAACGGTGCTGTGTTCCTTGGCAGAGATATGGGCAGCACAACTCAGAACTATTCAGAGGCTACTGCTGCCAAGATTGACGAGCTTGTGCTTGAGATTGTGAATGATGCCTATGCTAAGGCAGAGAAGATTCTCAGCGAAAACATTGATAAGCTCCACGACATTGCAGCCTACCTTATCAAGCACGAAAAGATGGGCGGCGAGGACTTTGAGGCTGTTATGAACGGCACCTATGTTGAACCCGAAGAGGTTGAAACAGAGGAAACTGTTGAAACTACAGAAACCCCTGCCGATAATAACAACACAGAAGAATAATTTTTGAGTGGTTGCCAAGTATAAATTGGCAGCCACTTTTTGCTTATTTTGCATTGACTTTTTAAAGAATTTAAGCTATAATATTATCGAAATTACGTTCGATAATATGCGAAATGCTTTGATACATTGTCATTTGAAAATATGGGGGTAATACAATGGCAAGTGATAAAATTATAGTTAAGGGTGCCAAGGAGCACAACCTCAAAAATATAAATGTTGAAATTCCACGCAACAAGCTCGTTGTCATCACAGGACTTTCAGGCTCGGGCAAAAGCTCGCTTGCGTTTGACACCATCTATGCCGAGGGTCAGCGCAGATATGTTGAAAGTCTTTCTTCCTATGCAAGAATGTTTTTGGGTCAGATGGACAAGCCCAGCGTTGAAAGCATTGAAGGGCTTTCGCCTGCAATCTCAATCGACCAAAAGACAACCTCAAAAAATCCACGTTCAACGGTCGGTACGGTGACTGAGATTTATGATTATCTAAGACTTCTTTATGCAAGAATTGGCGTTCCTCATTGCACCGTCTGCGGCAGAGAAATCCGCCAGCAAACCGTTGACCAGATTGTCGACAAAATTATGTCTTATGACGAGGGTACAAAAATTCAGGTTATGGCACCTGTTGTAAGAGGTCGCAAGGGTGAGCACGCAAAGGTTTTTGACAGTGCACGAAAGTCGGGCTATGTCAGAGCCAGAGCTGACGGAATTGTCTATGATTTGTCAGAGAAAATTCCTTTGGAGAAAAATAAAAAGCATAATATAGAAATTGTCATTGACCGGCTTGTGATTAAACCTGAAATCACTTCCAGACTTGCCGACAGCATTGAAACAGCATCAAAGCTGTCAAACGGCTTGGTTATGGTCAATTTTGTGGGCGGTGAGGACGTAGTGTTCTCTCAAAAATACGCCTGCCCTGACCACGGTGTCAGCATTGACGACCTGACACCTCGTATGTTTTCATTCAACAATCCTTTTGGCGCTTGCCCAAAATGCACGGGACTTGGCATCTTTTTGAAGATTGATGAGTCAAAAATAATTCCAAATTGGAATAAAAGCATCCGTGAGGGTGGTGTCAAGGGCAGTGGTTGGGCAATGGAGGGCAGCTCAATTGCCACTATGTATTTTGAGGCGCTTGCTGAAAAATACAACTTTTCACTTGACGAGCCGCTCAAAAATCTGCCGATTGATGTGATTAACAAAATTCTCTACGGCACAGGTGACGAAAAGCTCACGATTCACCGCAAATCGGTGTACGGCAGCGGAACCTATGAGCAAAATTTTGAGGGCATAATCAACAACCTTGAACGCCGCTACAAGGACACAAACAGCAATTGGATTAAGGATGAAATCCGCTCATATATGAGTGAAATCCCCTGTGACGAGTGTCACGGCGACAGGCTTTCGTCAGAGAGCCTTGCCGTCACGGTGGGCGGTCTTAACATAGCTGACTTTTGCAAAATGTCGGTTGTGGACGCTCTGAGCTTTGTGCAGAGCTTGCAGCTTTCTGAGAAAGAGAGCATAATAGCCGAAGAAATCATCAAGGAAATAATCGAGCGCCTGAACTTTCTCAAGAGTGTTGGCTTGGGCTATCTTACCCTTTCACGCTCATCAGGTACACTAAGCGGAGGAGAGAGCCAGCGTATTCGCCTTGCAACCCAAATCGGCAGCTCGCTTATGGGTGTGCTCTACATTTTGGACGAGCCAAGCATAGGCTTGCATCAGCGTGACAACGAAAAGCTTCTCGGCACACTCAAAAGACTTCGTGACCTTGGCAATACCGTTATTGTGGTTGAACACGACGAGGACACAATGTATGCCGCTGACTGCATTGTTGATGTTGGCCCCGGAGCAGGTATTCACGGAGGAGAAATAGTTTGTGTGGGTGATGTTGAAAAAATCAAGGACTGCGAAAATTCTGTGACAGGTCAGTATCTCAGTGGCAAACGTCAGGTTCCTGTGCCTCAAAAGCGCAGAAAGGGCAACGGCAGCTTTTTGGAGATTATTGGTGCAAAGCAGAACAACCTAAAAAATGTGAACGTAAAAATTCCGCTCGGTGAGTTTGTCTGTGTTACAGGTGTTTCTGGTTCGGGCAAAAGTTCGCTCATCAATGAAATTCTATACAAAACCCTTGCCCGTGAGCTAAACGGAGCAAAGACAATTTCGGGCGAACACAAGCAAATCAAGGGCATTGAGCATTTGGACAAGGTAATAGCAATCGACCAAAGCCCGATTGGCAGAACTCCACGTTCAAATCCAGCCACCTACACGGGTGTGTTCACCGACATAAGAACCCTGTTTGCAAGCACAAACGACGCCAAAATGCGTGGCTACAGTCAGGGCAGATTTTCCTTTAATGTAAAGGGCGGAAGGTGCGAGGCTTGTCAGGGTGACGGAATCATCAAGATTGAAATGCACTTTTTGTCTGATGTGTATGTTCCTTGCGAGGTCTGCAAGGGCAAGCGCTACAACCGTGAAACCCTTGAGGTCAAGTACAAGGGCAAGTCAATTAATGATGTGCTTGAAATGACCGTTGAAGAGGGTATGGAATTTTTCAAAAATCAGCCGAAGATATACCGAAAGCTGAAAACTCTATTTGATGTCGGCTTGGGCTATGTCAAGCTGGGTCAGCCTGCAACTCAGCTTTCGGGCGGTGAGGCTCAGCGTGTTAAGCTGGCAACCGAGCTTTCAAAGAGGAGCACAGGCAAAACCATATATATTCTTGACGAGCCAACCACAGGCTTGCACATTGCCGATGTCCACAGGCTGGTTGATGTTTTGCAGCTGCTTGTTGACGGCGGAAACACCGTGGTTGTAATTGAGCACAACCTTGACTTGATTAAAACAGCCGACCATATTATAGATTTAGGCCCCGAGGGCGGAGATATGGGCGGCACCATAATTGCACAGGGCACCCCCGAAGAAGTGGCAAACACAGCTGCCTCATTCACAGGTCAGTACCTAAAGCCACTACTATGACAATTATCAATTTACAATTAACAATTAACAATTTTGGTCGGGCAGAAACCAATCATATTGCCAAAACCTTTTATGCCCGAATGTATTAATATGATGTAAAAAATTCATTGTTTTCCTCGAAAGACCTACAAATTTAAAATTAATTTTTGAGAAATTGCATTGTTTTATGCAATTTCTCTTTTTTTTATGCCTGTAAATAAGGAGGTGATAGCTTGAACGAAGAAATTATTTTGGCTTTAATTTCGTTTGCAGGCACTCTTGCAGGCTCGTTTGCAGGTGTTTATGCAACCTCAAAGCTGAGTAATTATCGCATTGAACAGCTTGAAAAAAAGGTTGACAAGCACAACAATTTAATTGAGCGTGTCTACCTGATTGAGCGACACGAGGCGGTGGTTGACAACAGATTAAAAACAGCCGACCACCGTATCTCTGACTTGGAAAATTCACAAGTTCCAAAAAATTCCATAGTATAAACTAAGGGTACAATCGTTGAAAGGAAATTTATATGAAAAAGCTAAACATCTGTTTATCAAAACGATGTCTTAAAAAGGCTTTAAGAACATTTTTGCAAACCACAATCGGCTATGTAATCACCAACATTACATTCAGCCTGAGCGGAGTAAATTTTGCAGACGGTGATGTTCTTAAAAACGCACTTATCGGACTGGCCATTGCGGCAATTGCGGCAGGTGCGGCAGCAGTAATGAATTTAGAAAAAGGAGAAATTGAAAATAATGAAAAAGATATATCTTAGCCCGTCAAATCAGAGCAGCAATTCCTATGCGACAGGCAACACCACAGAAATGATTGAGTGCGACAAAATTGCAAATGCAACTGCCACAGCCCTAAAGCGCTGCGGCTTTGAGGTAAAGGTCGGCAAATCAGGCGACACAATGCAAAATCGTTGCACTGAGAGCGACAATTTTAAAGCAGACATTCATATGCCAATTCACACAAATGCTTACAACGGCAAGGTGACAGGCGGCACAAGAGTGTTTTGCCTTAATTCAAACGGCAAAAAGGCTTGCGAAAGTGTGCTGAAATATTTGGGCGCAATCTCCCCCGGTACAGGCGACAGCGTTAGCTATCAGACAGGCTTGTATGAAATCAACGTGCCGGCGGCTCTCACAGTCTATGTTGAGTGCGAATTTCACGATACAAAGACCGGCTCGGACTGGATTAGAAATAATACAACAAATATCGGCGAAGCTATCTGTCACGGACTTTGCGATTATTTTGGCGTGACCTACAAGAAAACTGCGAGTACAACCACAAGTAGTACAAGCGCTTCAACTTCAAGCAGCACAAGCAAATCAAGCGAATACAAGGTCAAGGTCACAATTTCTGACCTCAATATCCGCAAGGGTGCAGGCACAAACTATGCCACAACAGGCAAGTACACAGGCAAGGGCGTGTTCACAATCGTAGAAACAAAGTCAGGCACAGGCTCAACCAAGGGTTGGGGCAAGCTCAAAAGCGGTGCAGGCTGGATTTCCCTTGACTATGCACAGAAAATTTAATTTATCAGGTAAATTAAACTGATTCAAAGTCCGTACGGGCAGCTTATCCGCTCATACGGACTTTGTGTTTTTATTGAAAAATATTGCTATATTTTACCAAAATACAAAAAACTATTGAAAAGTATTGCATTTTATGGTAAAATTTATCTATTATATTGTAAATATAGGAGAATTATATGAATATTAAAAAGTTTATTAAGAAATTTGCGGTGCTCGCTTTGCTTTCATCTGTGACGCTTATGTCTGTGATTTCGGCAAATGCGAGTTCTTTGGACATAAATCAGGACGGCACAGTTGACATAATTGACGCAACTGATATACAAAAGGTGCTTGCAAACTTAACCCCTGCACCGGACAATTTTAATGAATTGGCTGATGTTGACGGTGACGGAAGTGTTGACATTAGTGACGCAACCTACATTCAAAAATATCTTGTAGGTATGCTCGAGGTCAAGCCTACTCAGCCCTCTGTTGCTTATCCGTCCAGCCTAGAGTTTGATACAGAAAGCCTCACGCTTGGCATTGGCGAGGAGTACACCCTCACAAGAATTTGTGATGTTGAGGAATATACATACAGCTTTGTTTCGGGCAACTCCGACATTGCAAGTGTAAATCAGGACGGAACAATCACAGCCTTGTCATCAGGCACAGCTCAAATTGCCTGCACCACAGAAAACGGCATTACTGCAATTTGCTCTGTTACTGTCAAGCCATTGGCAACCTCAATTACTCTTAACAAAACCGACATCACTCTTGGAGTGGGTGAGCAGTTTGATTTGAACAGCTACTCAGACAGCACAACTGCTGCTTACTACAGAGATTATTTTTCAGACAATCCCGAGGTTGCCTCGGTTGAAAAGTCAGGAGGACTTGTCACAGCAAAGTCAGCAGGTACAGCTGTCATAAGATGTGAGCTGATTAATGGTACTTATGCAACCTGCACAGTCACCGTAAAGCCTATGACAACCTCGCTTACCTTGAATGCAACCAGCCTGACCCTTGGTGTGGGCGAGCAGTTTGATTTGGACAGCTACGCAAACAGCGGCTCAGCATCATACTACAGATATTATTATTCCGATAATACTGATGTTGCAACAGTTGCAAAAGGCGGCGGCTTGGTTACTGCTCAGTCTGTCGGCTCAGCTACAGTAAGATGTGAGCTAAACAACGGTGTTGTTGCCACCTGCAAAATAACTGTTAAGGCTGCTCCAACCTCGTCAAATTTCAGCATTAATTATTCATCAAACACAATCAAGGTTGGTCAGTCTTTCACCCTCACGCCAACATTTAATAATTCAGCCTCAAATGTGGTTACATATTCAACCGATAATTCAATGGTTGCAACGGTTTCCTCAACAGGTGTGATTAGCGCTCGTATGCAGGGCACAGCCAATATAACCCTGACTACTTATAACGGTGTCAGCAAAAAGTGCAAGGTCACCGTTTCGGGCAGCGTTGTAAAGTGCCTTGACGTTTCAACTTGGCAGGGTACAATCGACTTTAACAAGGTCAAGGCTGACGGCTACGATTATGTTATTATCCGTGCAGGCTACGGCAGAGAAACCTATCAAAAGGATACTCGCTTTGAAACAAATTACGCTAATGCAAAGGCAGCAGGACTAAAGGTTGGCGCTTACTGGTTCAGCTATGCAATGTCAGCAGATGAAGCATTGATTGAGGCTGATGCGTGCTTGTATTGCCTTGGTGGAAAGAGCTTTGACTTGCCTGTTTACTATGATATGGAGTATCAGCCTGCACTTCAACAGCTCAGCTCAACTGAGTACACCAATATGGCTGTTAACTTCTGCGAAAAGATTAAGGCGGCAGGCTACAAGGCAGGCATATATGCAAGCGCCTCAGTTTATGACAGCTCTCTGAAATTGGATGTAGTCAAACAATATTCTATCTGGAATGCAGAGTGGAACAGCACTTATTCGGTTGACTGCGACGTTTGGCAGTACTCAGACTGTGGAACGGTTATGGGCATAACTGAAAATGTTGTTGATATGAATTATATCTTCAATTTGAACATAGCTGATTAATTTAATTAGAAATATGCAGCGGATATTATTCTTTTTGGGAATAAATATCCGCTGTTTTGTAATATAATAAAGGTGTACTACTGTTGTATGGGAGAATTTTTATGGCTGAGGTAATCAAAATTGTACTGACAGGCGGTCCGTGTGCAGGCAAATCGAGCGCAATGGAGTATGTTTCTTCAAAGCTTGAGAGCTTGGGCATAGCCACACTAACAATTGAGGAAACAGCAACCAAGCTGATTTTAAGCGGCAAAACCCCTGAAAATATGGGCAACTATGAATTTCACAAGCTGCTGTTTGAAACTCAGCTCAAAGAGGAAACCCAAAAGTCACAGCAAGCCCAGAGCCTTGATTGTGAAAGGGCGGTGCTGCTCATTGACAGAGGATTGCTCGACAACAGGGTGTTTGTCACGCAGAATGAATTTGACAGGTACTGCGGACTAAACGGCTTGAACGAGGACGTGGTGCGCAATTCCTATGATGCTGTATTTCACCTTGTTACAGCTGCAAATGGGGCAGAGGAGCATTATAATCTCAGCAGCAATGAGGCTAGGGGAGAAACCCCTGCTCAGGCACGCACTCAGGACGAGGAGCTTTTAGCGGTGTGGACAGGCACCCCTCACCTGAGAATTATTGACAACTCAACCGATTTTCAGCACAAGCTGGAGCGACTTATGCGAGAAGTTACAGGCTTTTTGGGCTTGCCTGAACCGTTTGAAATTGAACGAAAATTCTTGATTGAGTACCCAAACCTTGACGAGCTAAACAAAATTAAAACCTGCCGCAGAGTGCCGATAACTCAGGCTTACCTCAACACTCCCGAAGAGGGCAATTTCAGAATAAGAAAGCGTGGAGAGGGAGATTTTGCGGTTTATATCAAAACCGTTAAAATAAAAATTTCTGACATCAAACGCATTGAAATTGAAAATTATATTTCCAAAGAAGAATATTCAAATTATATTTCTCAAAAAGAAAATATAAGCGGCATAATTTCAAAGGACAGATATTGTATAGCCTACAATTCCACCTATTATGAGCTGGATGTCTACCCGTTTTGGCAGGACAAGGCAACCATTGAAATTGAGCTGCTCGCAGAGGACGAGAGCTTTTCTTTCCCTCCATTTGTCAAGCTCATAAGAGAGGTGAGTGCCGAAAGCGAGTACCGCAACTTTGCTTTGGCGCAGAAATACAGAAATCTTTTTTAA